AGTTTGCAATAGGTGATATTTTGTATTTAGACCCGCCATATATTCAAAACCAATTTGGAACTCAATATCACCTATTGCAAACTTTGGTTTTAAATGATGCCCCTTCAATAAGCCCTGTTACAGGTTCAAGACCAACTACGCCAATGCATTCAGATTGGTCAAAAGATTATAAGTCACATATTCTTTTCGATAGAATAATTGCAAAAACAAAAGCAAAACATATTATTTTTAGCTACAGCGTTGATGGATTCCTTTCTAAAAGTTTTATTGAAGCAAGTTTAAAAAGGTATGGGAAATCAGAAACATATATGTGTCGATTGAAGATTACGACGCATATCCATATATAAGCTTTAATGGGAGTGAGACATCATGGTATTTTAACAAAAACAATTTTAAGGCACGAGATTCTGAATATTTCAGGGTTTTAAACAAGTACAAATAATTTGAAGAATTTTCTTTAATAAATATTGAAATATAATTGGAAATTATTCAAAGATTTATTTACCTTTAAGAAAAATAAAGCTACCTGACATAAATATTTTAATCAATGAAGCTACAAGAAATCCTTTTAGGCGACTGTTTGGATTTGTTGCCAAACATACCAAAAGGGTCGGTAGACATGATTTTAGCTGATTTGCCATATGGGATCACATCTAACAAATGGGATAGCATTATCCCGCTTGACAAGCTGTGGCCGCTATATTGGCATGTCTTGAAAGAAAACGGGGTTGTTGCTCTGACTGCCTCGCAACCTTTTTCGTCGTGCTTGGTGATGTCGCAAGCATCCTTATTCAGGCATGAATGGATATGGATAAAAAACAGGGGCAGCAATTTTGCAAATACTGTGCGCGAGCCGTTCAAAGAACACGAACAAGTGTTGATTTTTAGCAAAGGCAAATGGACATACAATAAACAAATGCAAGAACGTACAGGGTCAGGCGCAGACAGAGTTAAATACGAATTTAACCATGAAAGCAAAAGCGAAAATTATAGGGTTTTTTCAGAAAGGAGGAGCGTAAATTTACCTCAATTGAGAGTGCCTTCTTCTTGGCAAAAATTCAATGTATGCACAAGCAAGCTACACCCCACGGTCAAGCCAGTAGGATTGTTTGAATATCTAATTAAGACCTACACAAACGAAGGGGAGGTAGTTTTAGACAATGCCGCTGGCAGCGGTACTACTGCTGAGGCTGCCATAATGCAAGGAAGGCAGTTTATTGTGATGGAAAAAGAAGAAAAATATTTCAATATCATCAAGGAAAGAGTTGGTAAATTATCTTCCAATTTAAAATAATTTTTAAAAAAAAGTTGGCATGAAACATCTTTTATTAATATTAGCATCTATTCTTTGTTCTTTTTTTTGTTATTCTCAAGATTATAACTATGAATTCATCACAGACGGGAACGCATTCATAAAACTCTCTGAAACATGGGGAGGCGACACAACCCTGTCTTTAACCATGCAAGTCCGGGTAATAAAATATTATAACAACCTGAAGATAGTTTCCAACCGGGATTTTGGTAACATTAAGTTCGCCGCAGACATAGCTTTTGTCGGGATAAAGCCCAACAAAGACTTGATATACTACTATTTCACTCCGGACAATATCCAATATTGGATACATGTGAACCCAAGCGATGGGCTTATCTTCTTTAAAGACATAGAAGGAAACCTGATCACCTCATATGGGACAAGGTTTAATGGCATACCAATCGAACCCGGCTTTTAGTTATTTTTAATTATCTTGCATTTATTTTCTTCGCCCTGTTATTATAATGATTAACATATTTTAATACGCAAGTTTGATGTTCAAGCCAAATACCATTTCTAATAAATTTCTAGGAGAAGATTTTGAATTTCAAATCATTAACATGGTAATAGGGGAATTTCATGAAGATGGTTCAAGAGATACTAGAATGGGAGAAGAAGTCATTGGTTTGTTAGACGAAAAATATTTTTCTTCCCTTTTTACTAAAAAAATTGTAAACATAATCAAAAACTACTATCAGCAATATAGAGGGATACCTACATACAAGGAAATATATGCAGAAAATAATTTATACACGAACGATGAGATAGAAAGAAAAGAAGTTAAAAAACTTTTATTAAAGATAAACAGCCAAAAAATAAACAATAGGAAGTGGGTAAAAGAAAACGTGGTAAACTTTTTAACCCAACAAGAAATACTCTATTATTGTTATGAAACAATAGATAAGGTCAAGCAGGGGGACGAACAAGTGAAAAACCTTGACTATCTCATGTATAACATGAGAGAATTTCAAAGAAAGCTCCTTCAGACATACCGCCCAATAACATTAGAGCCAAACAAGCCTTACCATTTTGACAATAAAGCTTATTATGTCCCGTTGGGATGGGGAGATTATTTTGATAAAAAATTTAATTTCAAGCAAGGCAGGCTGGCATTAGGGGTCATACCTACAGGGGTTGGCAAGACTACCACTGCCACTATTACCGCAGTCCACAACTTCTTGAGAGGAAAAGTCGTAGCATTGGTTTTTTTCGAGGATTATTATGAAGATATAATGAAAAAAATATATGCTAAACTATCGGGCCTCGGCATCAACGCAGTAGTAAAAAACAATAAAACCGCTTTTGAACTATCGAACGAAGAAATAAAAAGGGGATATGCGGAAGGGGGGAGGCTGATATTGATAAAATTGAACCAAACTACAGCTACTACAAACGATTTAAGGAATGTGTGCGACAATATTATAGCAGAATATGGTAGCCTTTATCTGCTTATAGTGGATTATTTAGATTGCTTGAATTCTCCTAAAAACCGGAAATATAAAGACAAATACGAAGAACAGGCTGATGTCGTTGTCGATCTTATCACGCTGATTTCCGATTTAGAATATTATATTCCATGCTTAACTTATATCCAGACGAATAGATCCGGCCTGAATGAACTGATAGTCAACCTTGAAAGTATGGGCGGTTCAGTGGCAAGGGCATTTAAAGCACAACAATTGTTTTCTCTGTCAAGGCATAGGAATTTAGAGGTCATAAAAAACAGAGAAGGAGAAGCTGGAATAATTTATAAAGAAATCATATTGGATAACGAAAAGATGTTTATCGAAATTTCAGAGTCTAATGTGGATTCTAAAAACGAATTTGTATCCTAAATTTTTATTGTTAACAGCCCGTTTTTTTTTGAAAACATACCCCTAAAAAACTATTTATAAATACCCCCTAAAAAACAAGCCCTAGTCAGGTTTGCTTGCGGTAGAAAGCTATTTTTATCCAGCATTTGCATCACAAAAACATAAAGTGCTTTTGTGATAACATGCTTGCTTTTTTATTCATTTAATTAACTTAATTTAACCAACCACTTTTATGCAAAATTTTAAAACCGAACCTATCTTAACAGAAAACCCTAACAGGTTTGTCCTTTTCCCAATCAAACACCCTGACATATATTACGATTTTTATAAAAGGCATGAATCGTCTTTTTGGAAAACAGGCGAAGTTGACTTGTCTAAAGACATACATGATTGGGAAAAATTAAACGACCGCGAACGTTTTTTTATAAAAAACGTGTTGGCTTTTTTTGCAGCAAGCGATGGGATCGTAAATGAAAACTTGGCAGAAAATTTTGTAAGAGAAGTACAATATACAGAAGCAAAATTTTTTTATGGGTTTCAGATAATGATGGAGAATATACATTCGGAAATGTATTCTTTATTGATAGACACATACATCAAAGACGAAAAAGAAAAGGACGAATGCTTTAATGCAATTGACCGGATGCCAGCAGTAAAGAAAAAAGCAGATTGGGCATTAAATTGGGTGAATTCTGAAAATTTTGTTGATCGCTTGCTTGCCTTTTGTGCAGTAGAAATGTTGTTTTTTTCCGGGTCGTTTTGTTCCATTTTTTGGTTGAAGCAAAGAGGGATCATGCCGGGGCTTTCTTTAGCAAACGAGTTCATATTCAAAGACGAAAACTTACATGGAGAATTTGCAATACATTTGATTAACAACCATATTGTCAACAAGCCGTCTGAAGCTAGGGTGAAAGAAATTTTCTTATCGGCATTAGAAATAGAAAATGAATTTATTACAGAATCATTGCCTGTTTCTTTGATTGGAATGAATGCAAACTTGATGAAGCGGTATTTGCAGTTTGTGGCTGACGGTTTATTCGAACAGCTAGGGTGCAGCAAAGAATTTCACGTTTCTAATCCATTCCCGTTTATGGAAAACATAGCCGTACAAGGAAAAACTAATTTTTTTGAAAAGAGAGTGGGAGATTATAAAAAAGCTGAACTAGGGGATTTTTTGCTTAACGAAGATTTCTAAAAAATTAAACTCTTATGAATTATTCTGTAACAAAAAGAAATGGCAGGGTTGTCCAATTCAACCCCGCAAAACTGCGCGCCCGCATAAAAAATGCTGCACATGGGCTGAAAGTAAACATCGACGATGTATTTGTACAAACAGTGCAAGGCATCACAGACGGGATGAATACTTCTCAATTGGATACTCTTGTAGCGATGACTGCTGCAAATATGGTATCTACCCACCCTGACTATGCAAGCTTGGCTGCAAATGTATCAATCAGCAGGCATAATAAGGAAGTAGAGCCGAACTATGACAAATTGACGGAGCAATTATATGAAATAGGTATTTTAAACCAAGAGTATTATGAAAAAAAACGAGGATATGGAGGTTTAGATGGATATATCAACTATGATAGGGATTTTCACTTTAATTATTTCGGATGGAAGTCTTTAGAAAGCCTATATTTGCTAACTAATGGAGAAGGCAATGTTGTCGAACGGCCGCAGCATATGTATATGCGGTGCGCAATAACCTTGAGCTATGATTTAGAGTCATGTATAAAATTATATGAAAATTTTTCTAAGCACTTGATTGCGCTTGCAAGCCCTATCATGATAAACGCTGGCACTAAGGTTGGAAATATGGTATCTTGTGAGCTACATGATATAGCAGCCGATTCTAAAGAAGGCTTGTTAGAAACATTTTCCGATTTATGCAATGCTTCAGCCAGAGCTTCTGGACTTGGCTTATCAGCCAGCAAAATAAGGTCAGGCAAATCAAGATTAAGCAATGGAGGGAAAGCAGCAGGCCTGTTGAAATACGAAAAAATCTTAAACGAAGGGATGCGCTTTTTTGACCAAAGCGGAAGGCGCCCCGGAAGCGTTTCGATATATGTGGAACCTTGGCACATGGATATTGAAGATCACATCAACGCAAAGCTGCCTAGCGGGGCAGAAGAGAATAGGGCTAGAGATATATTTACAGCTTTATGGATACCTGACCTTTTTATGAAAAGGGTAACAGCAAATGAGCATTGGACTTTGGTTTGCCCCAACGAAGTTTTAAAAGCAGGGTTTAAACCTCTATGGAGTATTTTTGGAAAAGAGTTTGAAAATGAATATACTGCTATAGAAAACGCATTTTTAGAAGGAAAAATGCCTGCTAAAGTAATAAATGCTAGGGATTTGTGGCAAAAGATAATCAAAGCCCAGATAGAATCAGGCGTCCCGTATATGGCATACAAAGATCATGTCAACTATAAGAACCCGCAATCAAATATCGGCATCATCACTTCGCAAAACTTGTGCATAGAAGTCTGCTTATACCATGACCCCAATACTGTGGCGACTTGTATCCTATCTTCCGTCCCTCTTCAGAAATATGTACATAAAGAAGAGGATGGAAACTCTTATTTTGATTTTGAGTTAATGGGCAAAGTCGTCCAAGATCAAATATTTGCACTAAACCAGCTTATAAATACCAATAATTTTTCAACTGAAAAAGCTAAAAGGGGGGCGGAAGAACAGCGGGCACTGGGAATAGGAGTACAAGGGATGGCAGATATGTTAGCCATGCTTGACCTGCACTTCGACCACCCTGATGCTGTTAGTTTGAATAAAAAGATATTCGAATGTATATATTTTAATGCTCTAAAAGGATCCAATAAATATGCTAAAAAATTTAATGTCGTTTATCCATATTATAAGGGCTCTCCAATTTCAAACGGTGTTTTTCAATTTGATATGTGGGGTTATGACAGGAGCAAATTGACGTTTGACTGGAATGGTTTAGAACAGGAAATTAAAAAATATGGGGTTGCCAATTCTACTGTTACTGCTTTGATGCCAACAGCATCTTCCGCAAGGCCAATAGGATCAAACGAATGTTTCGAGCCATTCTTTAGCAATATTTATACTCGAAGGACAAAAGATGGAGAATATATGATAATAAACCATCATTTTATAAACGACCTATCTGAAATGGGGTTGTGGGACGAAACGGTAAAAAATTACATGATAAGGCTTAACGGCAGTATTGCAGATATACCTTTTAATGATATTGTCGGAGAAGATTACGAAATTTATAAAGATCGTTTAAATTATTTAGTTAAAAAATACAGGACTGTATACGAATATAAGCAAAAATCGTTGATTGATTTAAGTGCTGACAGAGCCCCATTTATAGATCAATCACAATCGTTAAACATTTTCATGGAAAGCCCGAATATGGCAAGCCTGTCGTCATCTCATTTTTATGCTTGGGAAAAAGGGCTAAAAACCGGAATGTATTATTTAAGAAGCAGAGGGATAAAAGTAAACAACAGCCACTTAGCCATAACATCTTCAGCTAAAGCACAAGAGGTCAAAGACGATAACAACATCGGGTGTATCGGCTGTGAATGAAATATTATGAGTTGTTTAATAATATGCCAGTTAGCGAGCTAACTGGCATATTTATTTTAAACCATATCATTAGAGAAAATAAGATGAAGATATTTTTTTCTGAACAGTATGAGATTCTATAGAAAACCATAGAACCTCTTAGCATCCGCCTTAGCCGATGCCGGGCTTTTGATGGCGAATATTTGGATATACATGGCGGAAATATAATGAAAGATAAAAACGGAAATTGGAAAATAATAGACTTTTAATATATGAGAATTTTAATACGAGAAGATATATTTTATAAGAATACACTTATTCTTGAAAAATTAGAATATGCAGCAGGCGTGTTGCCAATAGCGAAAACTACAGGCAGGATATTAATTCAAAAAAGAGCCCCCAATATCTCGCACGGAAATACTTGGGCTACATTTGGCGGCAAGCCAGATGCTAATGAAACTCCGGAACAAACAGCTAGAAGAGAATTTAAAGAAGAAAGCGGATATGACGGCCCAATTTATAAAATGGCGCCATCCTTTTTGTATAAAAGGAAAGGAGGCTTTAAATTCTATAATAATTTAATATTAGTCCCTAAAGAATTTAAAGTCAAAACGATAAACAAAAAAACTGTAGATGGTGAGATAGAAGTAGTAGATGCAAAATGGGTTAGCTTAGATGAATTAAAGCAAATGAATAAATTGCATTTCGGATTGAAAAGCCTGCTGAAACATTCTGAAGGACAAATAAAAAGATATATAAAAAATAATTGTAAAAGCCTCGTAAAAGAACAGGAAGAAGAAGATGAAAAAGAAGATATTAGTATATTTTCTGATCAACTGATCGGCAAGAAATTCAACTCAGTCAGCGATATTTGGAAATTTGTAAGAAAGCTGCTGTCCAATCATGAAAGAAAATATGGCATAAGGCCAAACAATAATTTTTACGATTATTTTGAAATAGGAAAAGATGAAAACAATGCGTATTATATAAAGGTAAACGAGGTTGATGTTTTGAAACCAGACGAATGGGGCAAGATAGATATTATCGAGCCAAAGCCGGGCCTGTTAAGGCAAACAGCAGAATCAAATTATTCTGGCGACTATAAGATTATAGGCCCAAAATTAGTAAAAATAGGCGACTATATAGATTCTTTTGAATATTTAAACCACAGCGAAAGGATAATAAAACTAGGGGGTACTATAATAAAAAACAGAAGATTCGAGCCTATCATAGTAGATCCAAAAGAAAAGTATGTAATAGAAGGCCAACACAGGATTAGAGCTCTAAAAATGAAAGGTTTTACTACAGTTTTAGCTTATCTAATAGAGGAAATAGAATGAAAGTATTGTTCAGCGAAAACATTGCAGGCAAAATGCTATGGTTTCATCGAAATACAGCACCAATAATAATATGGGATGTTAAAAAACAACTAAACGGTTTTTATAAGGGGCTACATTTATTATTTAACCCTGAAAAATTTTTAATAAGATAATTTATTAAAAAAATAAATGAAAAAGACGATTAACATAAAATTCCCGTTAGAACAATCCCCGAAAAACCATTTTTTTTCATTGACAAACAACACCAATGATGCCGTCATTTCCAATCTAAATTTTTTTATCACTGTGAGGGAAGGAGAGCGCTTATATAATAAAAGGATGGGGTTTGGCATAGAAAAATACCTCTTTGAGCCATTAGACGATATTACAGTAAAAAATTTGAAAAATGAATTGACATCTAAAATCAAAGATTTTTTTCCCCAAATAAAAATTGAAAAGCTTGAAACGACAATAGACAATAACTCCTACATGGTTTCCCTTAATTTAGAAGGCATCGTAAATGGGTCTGCTTTTGAAAGCCAAATAAATTTTTAAATATTTTTTTATTTCGTTAGAATATATTATCTTTGTGTCGATCAAATCTATTTTTAGTCGCAATAATTGAAGATAAAGCGACAAATTGTGAATTAAATAATAAAAAAATCATAATATGATGGAAATTAAAGCCCAAAAAGATGGCAAGGGCAATATTATAATTTCGGAAGACTCTTTTGAAATGATATTAGCTTGTTTAGATAATCAAAAATTCATTAGTGGAAAACCACAAAAAGGTGATTTTATAGTAGCTGAAGATAAATATTGGAGGGGGGAGGAAGATATTCAAAATACAATCGACCACTATAATAGAGAATGTAGAAAAATATTACATCAAAAATATCATTTAAGGACAGAATCAGACGGGTATTTTCTTGCAAAAAGATACGAACACCAAACAGAAGATACTGATTGGTCAGAGGAAGATTTGGATTTGGTTTACGAGTTGTTTAAAGAAACAAAAATAAACTATGAACAAAACAGCGATTCGCCGCCATTGGATAGTTCTGAGGAACTTATAGATGAAACAATACCAGATGATAAAACAAAAAATAATCTTATTGAAGTTAGTCCTGTCTTAAGGACTTTGTTAATTGAAAAGCCATTTAAAGGCGAGCAATATATAGCTATATGCGATGACGGAAAATATAGGGCTTGGAAGCAAGATGAAATTGAAAAGATCACTAAAATATTAAATGAGGATAGGCAAAAATAAAACAAAAAAAGATGTTGCGATAGTATTTAATACAAAGCATGTGAGGCAACATAATATCAGATTTATTTTTTTTTTTTTTAATATTTAAAACGCAAAAAAAACGATGAAAAATCTAATTTTAATCCTGTTGATGTTGTTCTCGTTTGCCTCTTACAGCCAAGATGGCTGTGGCATAGGATGTGAAAGCCCGTATACACAAACTTTGAGCTTTGC